AGTTCTGATATGTCAAAATTAACTGATGTTGATGGTGCTACATTTTTAATTAATGTATATCTTAAAGTTCCATCAATAGCCACCGTGCAAACCGTTGATAATACTCCGGATGCAGGAATTTCTTTATGCTTAAATTGTGGACTTCTTAATGCTATATCTGCCATTATATTTTAATTTTTTTGTGCTAATAATATTGATTTTTCAACATCTAATGAAAATGAATTAACCAATTCAACAGGTAACCTTTCTATTGCTGCTTCAAATGGTTTGCTAAAAAACATTGTTGCTTTTATACCTTTATTCTTTATGCTATTTGCTAGAATGTAACCCATTGATTCATATGTTCCAAATCTTCCTTTTTTATCTCTAGGCTGCAGCTTTCTGTATTTTGCCCATTTAGAAAATATCTTTGTCTTATATTCTAAACCTTTTAAATTACTACTTGCTTTGTATGAAAATGGTGAATTTTTATTTTCAATATAATTACTTTTAACACCTTTAACCCCTTGATCTTGAAATGCACCATAATCTTCCATAAAAAAATCAATGATAAAACCATCACCTGATTCTTCTAATTTATAACTCAATGAATTATAAAGTTCTTTTGTGTAGTTACGTTTTCCTTTTGTAAGGTTGCTCCTTGACTGCTGAATAATATAATTACCAAACTTCTTTAATTCTTTATCTACCTCATTAAATTCCATTAGCAAATATAAATGTCATTATAAATCTGTATGTTCATTGTTGCAGTCCATCCTGCTAATTGGTTTTCAAATCTGTCATAAAATGGGTCAAGACTTGGACTACCATCTAATTGATACATATCTGTATGTAGGTTACCCATTCTTAACTTCTGTATCAGCTTATTTAAGACCCCTAGTTGAGTGTTTAAAATATTCTGAACATCATTATTACCTGTAAAAATATCTTCTGTCTCTAGCTTTGATTGATTTACAATATCACAAGCCAATACACTTATATTAAAATCCAATGTCTGCTCGTTTACAACTACGTTATTTACAATGATATGTCCTAATGGAAATATATCCTGCTTATGTAGATTAACATCGCTTACATCTCCTGTGGTGACTGTGTTAATATTTATATCTAATAATAACTGTGATTTAATTGTTTCAGTTAATTGGTAAAAACCCCTTATTCCCTGATTGCTCATTTGAATTTATTTTTAATTTGTTTTGCTTCTAGTTCTGATTTTTCCTTCATAAATTCTAAAGCATATAAACATTTATGTACATTTAATTTAGTGATATCTTCAATTCGTCTAACATCACTTTGAGCGAGTGCAGCGAAGATGCTTTGATACCATCCATACTTTCTTGAAAAATTTGTTGCTCCATCAAGTTGTCCATTTGATTGTCCTCCAAATAATCCATCATAACTTTCGACAAGTCGATTCCTAAATTGTACAAAAAAAAAACTGCACCAAATACTACATCCATTGGAATTTCCTGCAGCAAATCTTTAGATTCAACATCATAATCTTTTATAAGGTATTTATCACCTATCTTTTCTTTGATAGGTCTAAACAATACGTTCATTGCTATTTGCATATTCTGCCAATCACCCATATAAGTATCCAAGTCTACATATTCACCTAAAGAAATTTCGTCAAGGTTAGGAATTAACCCATATTCAATGCCACCTAATTTAAAGGTTCTTATCAGTTGAGGTTTTTCTTCAAACATCTTATTGATAATTTGAACAACCCTGTCAGCATCAGTTAGTTTTAAAAGTCTAACACTTTTGGCATCTAGGTTACAGAAGATCTCTATCATTTTACATTGCAGGAAATATGAATCTTCATTGCTTTCTTGTATTTTTAGAAACTTCTTATATTGCTTCAATGATATCTCAGATAAACTGCTTGGTATTGTTAATTCAAATTTCATAATAGTATAACGTAATTAATTTAGTTTTTTATTTCAATAAAGGTAATAAAAAAAAGGTAGCCATTTCTGACTACCCTTTAAACAATGCTGTGTTCCCCAACTAACAGCATCATATTTTTTTAATACTATAACATACTTGCCTTAAAACAAGTTCCTGAGCAGTAACCTGCATCTGTTTCTAATGGTTCGCCACATTCTGAACATTCATATTCTTTTTGTTCGTGTGGATTTAAATAGTCATCCCAAGCCATATCTTAAATGTTAAAGATTAAACCTACAATAAATCTACCTATAAAATAACTAGGTGCTAATATCAATACTAATGTTTGTAATTTTTTCATCTGTTCTGTTTTAATTATTACCTTCTTCTTCTTTTTCTTCTTTTTCTATGAAAATACTTGGCAAAGGTTCATCTTTATATTTATCATAAATTATATCCTTCCAATCTTTCATAATATATTTTTAATTATTTTAAATTGAATCCATAAGTACAACTTGCTTAGCTTTCTTTAATGTTGGAAAGGAAATTAATAATTGACCATTCTTTTGAATTGCCCAATCTCCGTCACATTTGCTAGTCCCATTGTTCTTAAAAGTTCTAAGTCTATATAACTCGTATACCCCACATTGAGATGTGTAAATGTTTGACCAACTGTCTACGCTAAATGTTTTAATGAATTTCATAATATCTATTTGTTTTGTTCCCTACAAATATATAACTATTTATTTAATAAACAATAAATTTAATAAGTTTTTTTTAATGGAGTGTATATTTTCCAAAATTAGGTTTGCTTAGAACTGAATATGTAGCATATCGTATAGCATCAATTAGGTGGTTATTTTTATCAATTGGTTTATTAATCATCTTACCACTTCTATCTTCCTGCCATTTGTAGTTTCTAAATTCCTGTATTGCATTATGGCTATCCTTTAGAATATGTATTTTAAATCGTTTTAATAGATCTATTCCTGCATTTATACTATCAGCACCTTTTAAACTTGGTCTTACATTCCAACCCATCCTACGCAGTTCTTCAATTAATCTAGGTTCTGCTGAATCAAAGTAAATTGTTTCCCTTTCTATTCCTACATTTTTCCATTTCTTATGGATATCAATGGTGGTCATTTGTGTTTGATATAAATGTTCTTGAATGTACAAATCATATTCTTTTCTGTAAACACCTACCAAAGTTGTAGGGTCATTTGTATATCCTGCATCTGCCCCAAAGCTAATAAATTCTGCATCTTCAGGGATCTTATTTACTTCAACATAATTAAAAATTGTAGACCTACTAACTCCTTTTATACCTAACCCATAGATTTGCCAATACTGTTCATCAGTATGTTTTAGCCTTTCAATTTCTTCTTTAATTGTATCACTAAGGAAACTATTATCCAAATAAGTAGTAATGTTAAAATCGGCATCTTTTCTTGGTATTACCTTGTCATAAATCCAATGGTATTCATCTGAAGGATTAAAGTCAAGAATTATTTTTTCTTCTGTTCTAAATACTAATTGCTGCCAATCTTCATAATCTAACTCATTTGCTTCATTGATAAAAAGCAGGTGTCTTTTTCTACCTCTAACTTTTTGAGGTTGGTCTAATGAGATGAACTCAATTAGGTTTCCATTTAATTTGTATTCGTGATTTGATTTATTATGGTTGTCTTCAAAATAAGACTTGTGTAGTTTTAGTATATCAAAAAAATCCCTCATTACAGAAGCACGAACTGAAGGAAATGTTTTTCTGCAAATGGTAATAGTCTTACCTGTATTCTTTAATGAATAATGGAAGATGATATACAGCAGGATATTGTAAGTCTTCCCTGACCTAGTTCCACCTTGCTCAATTGATATCTTTTTATCTGTTTCTAAGATATGTCTAAAAACAGCATTAGTTTTTATTCTCAATGATTTCTATTTCAAAATGTGTTGGCATTCCATCTGCACCTGTAATTTCTTGTCTTTCAACATAACCCCTTTTCTTACCTTTTGTCTTTAGGTAGAATATTGTAGCTGCTGTTGAATCTGCTGCTATCTGTTTATGTAATTGGCTTTCTGCAAAATCTAAAGCTACATTTTCTATTTCCTGAACATCCTTTGCAAATACACTATCTTCATTTAGCCATTTGTAATATGTGCTTCTAGGTATGTCTGCTTTCTTACAAGCTACTGTAACAACTCCTAGACTTTGTTCTAGTGCTGCTAATAGTGATTCCTTTTTTATATGTCTACTTTCGTTCATTATAGATTTAATTTTATTGTAAACTCATTAGCTTTTCTTTTTACATTTGAAATCATTGATGGATATAATTTTATCAAATCTTTGATTGCTTTCTTTTCCATTTCTATTGTTCTATAGTCTTTACATCCTCCATCTTTTCCCCAATGGTCATTCTCCCAATGCAAATATCTAATTGCTAGAATACCACCTTTATCTTTTATATGTCTTAAGCAAATTTCATAATCTTCTTTAACAGGAAAATTCTCATCAAAGTAATATTCTCCATCATTTATAATCCCCATTAATGAAGCAGTAACGTAGCTTCTTGTTAAAATAGGTTTGTAAGGGTGAGTCCCTCTAGGTGAACTTTCAGTTCTTGTTCCCCAAATTTTATATCCCATTTGTTCACTTAAATCAAAAAACTTTAAAAATTCTTCCATCCAAAAATCTTCATCCCTCACTTCTATTTTTTTTGTATTTCTTTTATCTAAAAAATTATATCCAACATTTTTAGCATCATCATCTAACATCACCACCCATTTTTCATCTGTGTTTTTTAATATCCAATTTCTAGTATTGGTAATGCCCCTTACTTCTTTAGGAATGCAGACTATGTTTTTAACTAATCCCTTATATTGATGATATTCACTATCAGGTATAAAAAAAGTTGCATTAGGCAATATTTTATTTGTTGTCGTAAGTCCTGCTCGTCCTTTACTCGGTACTGCTATCAACATTTTTTAATCTTTTTTTAAATTCATCCCAATATAATACTCGTTCTAAACTAACTGATTCCAAAGGACTACCTTTTTTATATCCACCCCTGCGAACCATTTTAAGTTTTAAAGTTTCCTTTAGTTCTTCCCAATCAACAGAATTAGGTTCTGCCATAATAAGTATATATTCTTTTGGTGGTTCTAATTGAACTGATTGAGGTAATTCAATATCATCATCTTCATCTAAATCATCAATAGCATTATCAATATTTAATTCTAACCCCCAATCTTCTAATAAATCAATATCCCAATCATTTGCTAAAACATCCCAATCCCATTCCCCAAAACCTACATTATCTTTAACAATAAATTCCTGTGCTTGTTTGTCAGTTAAATCTGCTGCCTGTATAATATAGACTTCTTTTAGTCCAAGTTCCTTACAAGCCTTGTAACGCATATTACCACCTAAGATAACATTGTCCTTATTGACTATGATTGGTCTAAGTGATAGCATCTCAGGAAATTCCTTTACACTATTAACAAGTTTCTGAAACTTATGCTTGTTGATTGTCCTAGGATTTGCAGCATTTTCTGTTATTGAAGAAATGCTTACCTTTTCTATTTTAGCTTTAATCATTGTTTATATTTTTTAGCAAGTTACAAAAAAATTATTTTCTGTAAATTCTTGTAATTATTAACTGAAATAATCCAAAGTATAAAACTATATCTTCTTCAAATGTTTCTTCATCTTCAAAAGGGTAATGCCTGATACCAAACAAAACCCCTTTAAAAAACCCTACTTTAATTTCATAACGTAATAATTCCATTGTAAATGTTTCTATTATAACGTAATAAAACCTAAATCTTTTATTCCCAATCTTCAGGAAATAACTTTTTAGCTATTGCCTTACCTACTTTTGCTACAATTACTGCAACCATTATCCAAAAAATCGCTTTTATCATTTTTGTATTTATTTAATTCATTAATATTTCACGCAACTAACCTTAACCATTTTCGTTAGGCACAATTAAAATTATTGCTCAAACTTTTTAATTACTTCAGTTTCTACATTTTTAATTTCAATGTATATTTTATGCCTTACGCTGTATTTATCTTTTGCATTTATTGTTAGCTTACCA